GAACGTAGTGAAGAACTTTGACGACTATGGTCTACTTCCCTTGGGACGTGGTCTATTCTTCTTTAACATGCAGTTTGACTTTGATGAAGAGATTAAGGGTGACCTAGAGGTTAAAGCCCGTGGTACGGAATCCTTCATGGCTAACGAAGTACGTTCACAGCGTCTTCTACAGTTCCTACAGATTGGCTCTAACCCTGCCATTGCTCCTTGGATGAAGGCACAACACATCATCCGTGAAGTAGCTAAGTCCATGGAACTAGACCCAGACGAAGTGACTAACGACCTGCAAGAAGCAAAGGCTCAGGCAGCGCTACAGCAGCAGATGGGTGGCCCTACAGCCGCACCAGCTAAAGGACAACTAGGCCCTATGGGCGAGGCAGGCGGTGGTGCAGCTATGGGTGCTACTCCTCCAGCAATGCCGGGTGAACAAGGATTTAGTGGTAATGAGCAACCTCAGCAACCTGAAGGCCCTATGTAGTAATAAGCTACAGTGGGACAACTTCTGTGAGTACCTAGAAGAGCAGATACGAGCGGAACAAAAGACACTAGAGCAAGCTACGGAACACGTAAAGCTGCTCAACAGCCAAGGCGCTATACGTGCCTATAGACGCATTCAACATCTACGGGATGGGATATTACATGAAGATTAAGTTTCACAATGAGCCACGCGGCTTTGCAGAAGGCGGTGAAGTACGTGACCCTATTAGTGGTAATGAAGTTCCCGCAGGTGCACTACCACATGAAGTCCGCGATGACGTAGACGCTAAGTTAAGTGAGGGTGAATTTGTAGTACCCGCTGACGTAGTACGTTACGTAGGCCTAGACAAGTTAATGCAGATGCGTGATGAAGCTAAAGGTGGCTTAGCACGTATGGAAGCAGAGGGACAGATCGGGGGTACTACTCCCACAGATGACCTTGACTTTATCATTGACTCTCTTGATGCGGATGACTTAGATGATCGTGTTAAGCACTTCGCAGAAGGGGGTGATGTATCTCAATTTGTCGGTGCGCATAAGCAGGTAACAGGCGTAGAGGCGGATGAACCCACCTTTATTGAACATCGTACTTACACTAATGCCTCTGGCGACATTAAGTACATCCCCTTCCTTCGTGGTAAGCCTCTTACGGAAGTTCCTATGGGCTACTACCCGTATTACGCTGAGGGTGAAGTAGGCGCTGTAAGGGGTGCTGCGGGTGTGACAGAGGGTGCAGCCCCTACTGATAGTGGCCCCCGACAACTAACTGAAGAACAACAGGCATGGGACGATATACTAGGCTCTGGGCGCTACTCAGACGCTAATGAAGCTATCCAACAGCACTACATGCTTAAATCTGATAGCCTTAACAGAGATCGCCTAGCCAATATGGAAAACCTAGTCGGCACTATGGACGTTGAGACGGAAGACGTCGAAGGCTATCTAATGTCGCAAATGACACCCGCTGCACTAGAGCTATATTACGATCGTGCTACTGATCCTCGGGGCTTAGACGCCTTCTTCCTTAAGGACTACTCCACTGAGGAACGTCTTATTTGGGCACAACGTACAGCGGGTACCATCCGTCGTAACGCAGGTCTACCTGATGAGTCCTTAGTTAACCCAGACGTAGCACAAGCGTTTATTGGTGAGACGCCTACTATGGCCACCTTCGGTGCTAACCTTAAAAAGATGTTTGGTAGTAGCCCTACGTTCCAGATCCTCTCAGGTATTGCTAGTTCTCTGTTTGGTCACTTATCGGAAGATGAGGCTCTCGCTAAGGCAGCAGAAACACCGGAAGGTAAGGCAGCAGTAGCTAGTGCTAACCAAGCAGCAGAAGAGGCAGCAGGTAACACTACAGATATCCAGATGGCAGCTACTACCGACCCAGCCTCTCCGTCTAACTCAATTACTACCCAATTTAGCGAAGCTAAACAAGCCCTTACGGAGAGTACAGCTAGCAGGGTTAAACTTGAGAGTGACATCGAGGTGCTTAACAATAGTATCACCACCATGGAAGCGCAGGGTATTACAGACCAAGGTCTAATTGGTGCCCTACAAGGGCAGCTAAACATTAAGGAAACGGAATTGGACTCCTTAGAGGGGGACCACTCCGAATTACAAGGTACATATAATACCCTACAGAATTGGCAGACTAACCTAGAGGAGACAGCGGCTGCGGTAGGCATGACGGCAGACGAGTTGTTTAACTTCGGTGAGGATGCACTAACTAATGGTCTACCTGCCGCAGACCCTGCACCTGCTACTACAGCCATTACCGGTTTAACAGGTGAGACAGGCGTAGAGGTCAGTGCAGCACCTGCCGCAAATATTATTGATGTTACTAATCAAGAGGAAGAAGAACCCCTCTTCGCTCAGCCTGTTGTATACACACCTACTCCCGTAGAACAAGAGGCCCTCGATGCGTTGGAAGCAGACGTAGCGCCACCCACCCCTGCGCCTACAGTAACTCCCCCACCTACAGTAACGTCTAGTGGCGGTACGGGTACAGATACCTCATTTACATCTGGGGGTGTTTTTGAAGAAGAGGACGATGACTGGATTAACCAGATGGAAGCTGAGTTTGAAGAGGAAGATGCTGCCACAGTTACGTCAGGGACAGGTTCCGGCATCAAGACGGGCACAGGGCAGACAGTTAATATAGGTAGCAGCTCATCTAACAATAACTCTTCCAGCAGTTCTTCTAGTACCTCCAAAGAAGGTACCTACTGTTGTACCAAGATGGTTAAGCATGGTAACTGGACTTCTATGAAGAAGCTATACCGTATGCATAAGTGGCATAATGCACAAGCCCAGTGGTGGAAAGATGGCTACGATGTATGGGGTCGTACCCTAGCAGACACATTCCTAAATGGTGAAGGCACCTTCTGGCCCTCCATCATGGAAGCCTTCTATCAGCGACATGTTAACGGAGGCAAGCTAACAGCTAAGTCTGTTCTAGCTAACCTCATGGTCTACCCGGGTGTTGCAGTACATGGCGCTATTGCCGCACTTAAGAATAAACACGTAGACGAGGTTGATCTGGCCTACGTAGCAGAACAAACCAAAAGCTAAAAAAGGGAGCTTTGGCACTTTAAACTACACCCTTTATATTGGCTACCTAGCACCGGAGGGGCAACCCTCCCCACTACTAGCCCCAACCATAAGGTAATACACAATGGAAGCAGTACAAGTAGAACAGAAGACGAAAGGATTCTTACGCATTAACTCTCACGATGAACGCATCAAGCAGGAAGAGGAAGAGCTGAAAGCCCTACAAGAAGGTGATCAGGGTGAGCCTGAAGATAAGGAAGAGCCTGCTAACGCAGAGGAAGCCTCCTTCAAGAAGCGTTATGGTGACTTACGCCGTCATACGCAGAAGAAAGAGAAAGAGCTAACAGATAAGATGAAAGCCTTAGAGGAACAGGTTAAGAACGCGGCTAACATGCCTAGCGAGTTGCCTGCCTCAGAGCAAGACTTAGAAGCTTGGATGGCAAAGTACCCACAGGTATCCGCTATCGTACAAACAGTAGCTACTAAGATTGCCCGTGAAGAGAATAAGAATCTCAATAGCCGTATCGAAGAGATTGACGCACGAGATCAGTCCACTAAAGAGCAACGCGCAGAAGCAGACCTCATTAAGGCACACCCTGACTGGGCTGACATTAGTGCAGATGATGCGTTCTACGACTGGGTAGACGAGCAGTCTAAGTTTATTCAGGACGCTATGTACGACAATAACACAGACGCCAAAGCGGCTATCAGTGTTGTTACTATGTACAAAGCTGAGAAGGGTATTAAGGCTAAAAAGGGACGTAAGTCAACTGGGGCATCCGCTGCACTAGACGTTACTACCCGAGGTAGCACTGCTTCACCCGACGCTGCTGGCGACGCTGTATGGCGTGAGAGTGATATTGAAAAGATGTCTGCCGCAGAATACGCTAAGCATGAAGACGCGATCATGACAGCCCTACGTGAAGGTAAGGTAGTAATGGATCGCTCAGGCGCTGCACGATAAAGTTAAACTTTTTGAAGAAAAAGCTTGACAAAAAAGTTTTTCTGCATATAACTGTAGGGAATCGCTGAGAGGGTACTTGATCCCTATCCTCTCGGAAGTGAAACAGTTTCTTGTTTTGCGGGGCGCAAGCCTTTCGCATTTACTAATAGATCTGACTTACCTGTGACGTTTGGCCCGTAGGCATAAAGACCGTTCAATCTTAATGCAAGCGCACCCTAACAAGATCAGCCTCAAGTATATTATGTCATCTGCTTCTTTCTTATATAAAAATAATAAATGCTATAACCAAGAGGTATATTAATCATGGCATTCGCACAAGCATCGGGCTACACTAACCTAAACGGTGGTGTATTTTCGCCAGTAATCTATAGCAAGCAAGTACAGGTTGCATTCCGCAAGTCTGCTGTTGCTGAAGCTATCACAAACTCTGACTACTTCGGTGAGATCGCTAACATGGGCGACTCTGTTAAGATCATCAAAGAGCCAGAAATTTCCGTAAGTGAGTACAAGCGTGGTACTACCATTGCTACTCAAGACCTAGCTGACAGCGACTTTAGTCTTGTTGTTGATAAGTCTAACTACTTCGCTTTCAAGATGGACGACATCGAATCACAACAGTCCCACGTTAACTGGATGAGCATGGCTTCTGACCGCGCTGCATACCGTTTGGCTGACCAGCATGACCAAGAGATCCTTGGCTACATGTGTGGTTACAAGCAGTCTGCTTTGCATGGTGCCGCTGATACTGTACGTGTTGCTGCTGACATTCCGGGCACTAAGTCTGACACCACTGCTGGTGATGACGAATTGCTTGCAGGTAACAAGTTGGATATTACTGACTTTGGTAACATCGCTACTACTGCTACTGCAGGTGACTCCATTCCTTTGGCTGCACGTCTACCGGGTGCTACTGCACTTTCTACTGCTACCGCTTCTCCTTTGGCTGTACTTGCACGTATGTCTCGTCTTCTTGACCAGCGTAACGTAAGTAAGCAAGGTCGTTTCGTTGTAGTAGATCCTGTGTTCCAAGAACTATTGGCTGATGAAGACTCCCGTCTTTTGAACCAAGATTGGGGCCAGTCTGGTGCTGTACGTAATGGTCTTGTTTTGGATAACTTGCACGGCTTCCGTGTATACGTTTCCAACAACTTGCCTTCTGTTGGTACAGGCGCAGGTACTACTGGTACTACTGCTCAGGCTACTAACTACGGTGTTATCCTTGCGGGTCACGACTCTTCTGTTGCTTCTGCTAGCCAGATCAACAAGGTAGAGCAGTACCGCGATCCAGATAGCTTTGCTGACATTGTACGTGGCATGAACCTATATGGCAGGAAGATACTCCGCCCCGAAGGTTTGATCACTGCTCGTTACAACGCTGCCTAAGCACACGCTTCCCCTAGGGAGGCTATAGGGGGACTCCGTGTCCCCTTTTCTTTTTCTTTAGTATGGATGTCCTATGTCTACCTTTGTCGAACTAACTAACAAACTACTAAGACGTTTGAACGAGGTTCAGCTTGATGTTGCAGGCGACGGCTTCGATACTACACGTAGCGTACAAGCTACAGCTAAGGATGCTATCAACTATAGTATTCGGCTACTGATTGACGAGGCCCAAGAGTGGCCTTTTCTGCATACAGAATATACACAAACTATCTCTTCCGGTACACGTGAGTACAACTTCCCATCAGGCTATAGCTCTGCGGATTGGGACACTTTCTTCTTAGAAGGTACTAACGCTACTGAACTGCCCATGGTCTCGTATGAACGTTACACGAAGACTGATCGCGCTGATGATTCAAATGGTACTAATACTGGTGTGCCTACGTCTGTTGTACAGACTCTTAAAGACACCTATATCGTTACTCCTGTGCCAGACGCAACGTATAGCATCTCGTATACCTACTGGTCTGCTGGTGCCGATCTCGCTCTATATAATGACGTATGTGTAGTACCCTCGCGTTGGGACTACATTATTATCGAAGGTGCTATGATGTTTATGATGCAGTTCCGCTCTAACGCACAGATGGCAGCAGAACGACGCGAAGACTTCTCTAAGGGCATTGACATCATGCGTCGCGTATTACTACCCGATGTACATAGCGTTACCACTACCTCAGGGAGCTTCTAATGGCTGACCAACTCCAGACGTATCCTATTACATGTGCTGGTGGTCTAGATCTATCCCGTGACGTATTATCACAGGGTGCCAACAGGGCAGGCAGCGCTATACAACTTATTAACTATGAACCTGCTGTAACTGGTGGGTATCGTCGTGTTAACGGGTTTCTTAACTCATACGGTACAC